GGCTACGTCCTGATTGACATGCAGCCCGCGGCTTCGATCAACCATAATGGTTAACAATTCCAGCAGCCGCGGCGAGGCCAACAGCAACCTGGCCCGCGCCGGATCGTGCCGGGTCGGCAGGAACGTGACGGTGGTGCCGCTAGCGTCGAATATGGCGCGAAAGGTATGGTCGTATTCCCAGGGTGTGTTCAAGTCGATCACGGCGTTTCTTTCTTGCGTCGCGCGGCGTGCATCGTGGTTATGTCATGACGATAGTTCATGCGCCGATTGGACAGAGCGATAAGCAGCTTGCCGGCGCGCATACCGGACGGGGCGGCGTCCCATTCGTCCCGCGCTTCGTCCGCCACCTTGACGGCAGTTTCCAGTGCGTCCTCAAGTTGCTTGATGCGTTCAGCGTCGTTCATGTTTTCAATCCTTCCATCGCTGCGTGCGCCTCGCGCTCTTCCTGAAAGCGGCGGTTCAGTTCTGCTTCCATCCGGTCGAACTCATGCGCGAGTTCGCGGAGACGATTGGCGCGCTTGTCCCAGCACAGGTAATCGAACAGCAGCGCCATCGATCGCATGTCGGCGCCACCGGTCGTCGCGTCGGCGGGAACCGTCCAGTATGGCTTCAACTTCGCATCGTGCGCGGCGAGCTCGGCCAGGGCTTCGGCTTGGGTCATCACCAGAACCCTCCCGCATCGACCGGCGCCGCGCACATGACGAGAACTCGGATAGTGTCGCCGGACGATATGACATACAGCACCGCGCCGCCGCGGATGCCGGACACGTGAATGTGGTCGCCGGGGCGCAGCATGTCGCGCGCGTCACCGAAGAAGCCCGGCGCCGTGATGGAACTCAGCGAAGCGTCGCCGGACTTATAGTGCCAGAGAGTGAATCCATTGGCGAACTGCAACACGCTCAGGTCGCGAATGGCGAAGCGGGGGATGGTTTCGGTGGGCATTAGTGTTGCTCCTGTTCGTTTAATTTCACGGGCGATGCAGGCCAAGTTTAGCGGCCCATACACCAAGGGCGTGTTCGTTTGGAACCGGATTGCCGCCATCGCTTTCGAGGATGGCCTTTATCTCTCGGACTGGTGTTCCATCAGGCCACAAAGACCGCAGCCTTTCCGCCCGTTCCGGCGTTCTCCATCTTGGATGGATGGTGATGTGCTTAGCCCCGTTCATCTTCGGCTTGTTCAGCCCGAGTGCGTCCAACAGCGCCAACACGTCCGGCAATACATTCTGGACTTCCGCCAAGGCCGCGCGCAGGCGATCAACCGAAGCTTGTGCCTCGGGCGGAAATCGCAGGGAAAATTCCACGGGCAATGTCATGTGCGATCCTTGATCTACTCGTTCAGTTCGATGGAGGAGAGATCGAGTTTCCAGTTAACGCCTTCGGCGCCAGCGATGTCCCATTCCTCATACCGTCCGGCTTTTGCCTTGTCCTTCGCGTCCGCTTCGTTCTCTGCTACCACCGTGAAAATCACGCCGGACAGTTCCAGTCGTCCTCGGAACAGGTATTCGGGCATCTGCTGGCTCCTTATATCTGGCGGTAGGATGGCACGGGGTGTTGGGGAATGCAAGGATAATTATACCCGCTAGGGCGATTTACGGTTGCTATGGCACTCTGGATACCCTATAAGATAGGGCATGACCAACCTACCTACCCCGCAAGACCTTGAAATCATGGCGGTCAAAGCCGGGATCAGCATGAGCGAGGCTTGCCGCCGAGCGAAGGTATCGCCCGCCGTCTTTCACCGGTGGAAACGCGGGGCTGATCCCGGTCTGGAACGTGTCCGGAAGATCGTCGCGGAACTGCGAGCCGCGATGCCAAAAGCGGAGAAGGCGTGATGGCTGTTTACATCGCGCGGATTGGAGAAGGCGGCCCGGTTAAGATTGGATGCAGCGGCAATACCATGCAACGTGTTGCTGCTTTGCAGAAAAAACAATCAGAGGCTCTTGTTGTTATCAGGGTGATTGAAGGGGCTTTCGCGGAAGAAAGATGGTTGCACCGTAGATATCGCGATCTTCGCATAAATGGTGAATGGTTCCATTTTGACGAGACCATGCTTACTGTTGCCGTTGAGCCTGATGCTGAAACGGGGCCTCGGTTAAGTATGAACGTGGCCACCGATCTATACTCTGATATCCAGCGTGTCGCGCGAGAGACCGGCACAAGCATGACCACCGTGATCCGCATGGCATTCACTCTCTATAAGGTCTGCCACGAGGCGAAGAAGGCCGGTCAGCATGTCGGCCTGGTCAGCGACCCATCCCGGCTTGATCGGGAACTGGTGGGATTGATCTGATGTCAACAGAAAACACGCGCGGCGGAGAACGACAATGACGCGCGTGCTACCGAGCCTCCCTCGCGGGCGGGCCTCGGTCGGAACCACCAGCCCGGCAGGCGGAGGCCTAAGGGGTCCTCGGCTGTCCGCCGGGGTTGGTGGTTCCATTTACCCATGAACAGGAGAGAAAAGTGCATAATTCGACCTTTGAATATCTGAAACCCACGGAGGAACAGATCGCGACGATGGCCAGACTTCACGAAGCCGCCAAGGTCTATTGCGATATCCTGGACGCGGAACTTCCTGATGGGCCTGACAAGACATTCGTGATCCGCGCGCACCGGTCGAATGCGATGTGGGTGAATGTCGCCGTGACACGGCAACCAGATGGCACTCCTCGCACCTGATCCACAAACAGGCGAGGACAAAGCCATGCCACGCACCGCCAGGCAGCGTTATTGCTTCAACTGCGGCGAGGATATCGGCTTTTATGCCGATTACGATTCACGCGACACATGCGGAAAACAGGAATGCGAACGTGAGGCGCGAGATGCGTTCGCTCAAGAGCGAGAGGAAGCGCATGAACGCCTCGATCGCGATATGGGTTGGTAGACACCACGCCAATGATTTGTCCAAACCCGCATCGACACGCGGGATGCCGGCGGCTCCTCCCCATTTGACCCGTCGGCAAACTCCCGGCGTCGTTGCAACCGCGGCGTCGGGGTTTCTTCAAGGAGTGTGTCATGACCCTGCACTTAACCGCCGCCGACGATCCGCCGCGGCCCGACTCGCTGGCGCCGCTGGCGCGGTTCTTCGCGGAGATGTGGGAGAACCTGTGGACGCCTGCAACATACGCGCCCGATCCGTTCGATATCATGGTGCGGAACGGTCTTGCTGAATGGATCGGGCCGCTTGATCCAGGACTGACCGACGCCGGGCGCGCGGCGATCGAGGCGGCGAAGGGATGACGCCGGACCTGACCGCGATCTTCGCGCTCCGCTTGTCCATTCAACGCAAGCTGATGCTGATCGCCATGATCCATCGCGCGAGGGATGGATACTTCCGAGACGGACGCGCATCGCTCGTGCGCGATGTTCAGGTCAGCAACACCAACGTCTCGCACGTGGTTCATTCGCTCGCTCGCGCGGGGCTGATCCATGAGGACCCCGACAACTCGCCGTGCGGGATGATCAAGGTTTGGCGGATCGATCCGAAATTCATCGTGGAAACTCAGAATGGCAAATCAGGAATGGACGGCGGCCGAGGTCGCGACGCTGCGAGCGTTGTGGACGGCGGGCGAGAGCGCGGCGGCAATCGGGCGGCGGATTTTCCGGCCGAAAAACAGCGTCATCAGCAAAAGCCACCGACTGTTCCTTGAGCCGCGGCCATCCTGCATCATCCGGAACGGCACCCCGCGTGTGCGGGTGGCGCTGGTTCCGCGTGTGCCTCCCGCCGCCGCCACGCTGCCGCCGCTGCCAAGCCGCCAGGAGCCGGTCGCCGTGATCGTGCCACCGAAGGCGCCGGGCCACGCCAACCGCGCCTCAGCGGCCGCACGGGCGTCCGGTGTGCCGTCTATCTTCGACAACGTGGTGTATCGCCCGATCATCAGGGAGGCGCCGCGGCTGCCGATGCCAACGACCAAGACGTGCCAGTATCTTCCAGGCGATGGGCCGCCGTGGCGGTTCTGCGATGAACCGTCAGAGGACGGGAGTTATTGCGCGATTCACTATCGCAAATGCCATGCCGGGTTGCCGGCCAGGAGGGTGGCATGAAGCCTTTGGCCGTGGACCTTTTCTGTGGCCTTGGTGGCTGGACCGATGGCCTGCTCGCGGAGGGCTACGATGTGATTGGTTTCGACATAGAGGCGCACCAATACGGTGCCCACCGTTACCCCGCGCAACTGGTCGTGCAGGACGTTCTGACGCTGCACGGCTCGCAATTCCGTGACGCGGCGCTGATTGTGGCCTCGCCGCCCTGCCAGGAGTTCAGCTACATGGCGATGCCGTGGTCGCTCGCGAAAGCCAAGGCGAAGGCCATTCGCGCGGATACCAGCGGGCAAATGCTGGCTGACCTGACGGCGCTGTTCGATGCCTGTTTTCGCATTCAGGCGCAGGCGTCGCTCGCCACCGGGCGGCATATCCCGATGGTGGTCGAGAACGTGCGTGGTGCTCAGCCGTGGGTCGGGCGGGCGCGGTGGTCGTTCGGTTCATTTTTTCTCTGGGGCGACGTGCCGGCGCTGATGCCGCACACGTTCAAGGGCTTCAAGCCCTCCGGAATGAACTGGTCCGACCAAACGAAGCGCGGGCAGGATTTCACTCGCATCGCCGGGCGTCATGCGATGGACGGCATCAAACAACCCGGCATCGATCTGTCCGAGGTTGGCTTCAATTGCGCCAACGCCCGCGAGTTCGGTCACATGGTCGAGGGCGCCGCATACCGACGCACTGAGGATGATAAGCGTCAGCACATCGGCGCCACCCGCAAGTTCGCCTCGGCAATGATCGCCAAGATACCACTTCCGCTCTCCCGTCACCTCGCCAGGACGTTTCATCCATGACCGACCTCGAACGCCTCGCCCTTGAGGTTTCCGCGCGCATCAACGGCGCCGACCTCGTGCTGGTGTTGGACTACATCGAGGCGTTGAAGCGTGAGACCCGCCGAGAGGCGCTGCGGGAAGCGCTGTCCGTCATGGTGCGGTTCAGTTCCGACACCGGGCCGTACCCGACGCTGATGGAGACGGCGTTGCGCGGCATGATCGAGAAGGAAACAGCGGATGGACCATGAACAGTTCCAGGCGTTGTCGCCGAACGCGCCGCTGCCGTGGAAGATATCGGCCGGCTCGTGCGTCCGGATCATTGACGCCAACGGCCTGCAGGTTTGCCAGATGGCCGGAGGATGGAACGAGGCGCTCACGATGGCCTCAATGATCCTGGTCGCCGTGAACACGTGCGGCGGGTTCAAGGCGGTGCCTGGACCGGTTGAGAGAGGACGCGAGGATGGGTGATTTCGAACGGATGCCGCGGGACGTGCTGACGATGTTGCGGGTTGAATTGCGCCAGGCCAAGGAAGGCACATGGACACTACATCCCAACCAGGTCGGAGTAGACGTGGATCTGGTTGAGATGTTCGAGGAAACAATCGCTGAAATCGAACGGTTGCGGAGTATGGTTGATGACTGACGATCCGGCGCCGCGTGTGCAATTCGAGTTGCCGGCCGAGCGGGACGGGCCGCCCGCTGTCGTGGTCAGCATGTCCTCGCCTCCCTCCCTCAACCGCCTGTGGTCCACCATGCCCGGCAAGAAGCGCGTGCGTTCGCAGGAATACAACGCATGGCTGCATACCGCCGGATGGGAGGTCAGGTCTCAGATCGTTGGCATGAAGCCGATCGACTGCCGCTTCGACGTGCTGATCGAAGTGCCGATCTCGCGCCGGGACAGCGGGAACTGGGAGAAGGCCGTCATGGACAATTGCGAGCACGCCGGCCTGGTCGCGAACGACGGTAACGCCCACTCCATCACGATCCGGCCCGTGCATCGCGCCGACGTGATGGTAGCCATATGGCCCCTGCCCACGATGGGCGGCGTGCGTAAGGCGGCGAAACCGATGCGCGTGTCCAGGCCGCGGGCCCGCAAGAACAAACCCGGTTTGAACTGGATACGGCCATGATCCTGACATGGGTGTGCCAGTTCTGCGGTTGGGCGAACGACAACAACAACGGTCCGTGCCGGAACTGCGGCGCGCATACCGACATGAAGCTGGTCAAGGGGCGCTGGACCGAAGTCACGATCACGAAACCAAAGCCCCGCGAGGAATGGAAGAAGCCATGACCCTGTTCGATCCGACGATTGGCGAAGATGGTCCATGGATGGAATTTTATTGCGTCGATTGCGGATGCTCCGTTCGCACACTTGCCCCAAATCCAGAACAACGATGCCTGGAATGCCAGTTCATCTCGGAATGCCCGGATGAAGATCGGGCATATCTGCGTAACCGGTTATCGCGGAGGGCCATAAAGCCGTGAGTGAACCATCCAGCCATGTGTGGATCATACTCGATTGGATCGGATATCCAACATGCCAGAAATGCGGAATTGTAAAACGTCGAGACGGAATTAATAAACCATGCCCAGGCATCGTCCATATTACGTTACGAGCAGATGATCCGACGATTGGCGAAGATGCGTGGGTCACGTTCACGTGCGTCGCTTGCGGCTGTTCGGTTCACACGCTGGTCCCAAACCCCGAGCAACGTTGCGGGATTTGCCAGTTCATTTCGGAGTGCGCGCTCAAAGACCAGGACGGGTTGCGCGATATGCTGATACGAGGAAGGACCGCCACGCCAGGACGGTGGAAAGCATTATGAGCACCGAGCGCGACCACGACGAACTTGCGAAAGCCCGACGATCTCTCGCGTATGTCATGATGCTTTCCAGGATTGAATGGGGCAATAAGGTCGTTTCCTGGTACGCCGCCACGGGGATTAGTGGCACACCGAAAGATATCGAGAACCGTGCGATACTCGATGAATGGCGGCGAATGGTGAAGGAACTCGCGCCATGATTATCTGGCGTATCCTTGCCGCCGCGAAGGAGGCAGCATGAAGCAACTCACCATCACCCTGACCCTCCCGCTCGAACTTGACTATTTCGGCCTGCACACCATCCCCGATGGCACGCGGGAATGGCTGGGACTGATGCGCACCGGCGCCGAGGAGCACGGTTGCACCGTCGCCATGGAGGTCGAGGATGTGAGGGGACTGCGCAAGGCGCCGGGACGCGCGAAAGGTGGCAACGCACGCGCGGCGAAGTTATCGCCGGAGCGTCGATCCGAGATAGCGAAGCAGGCGGCGGACACGCGATGGAATGGCAGCGGCGACGCCGTGAACATGGTGCCGAACGATGCCGCGTGAAGTGAATCTAAGGTGCTGGTTTGGCAGCCACGCTTTCGTGCTTGACGAGACGAACAGCGGCAGGAAGTTCTGCGCGCGGTGCGGCATGAAAAGCCTGTTGATGATCGCGCCCGGAATGCATAATGGAAAGTTTCGAGCGGGCGGCGGCAATTACTACTGGCAAGACATCTCGTTCCCGGAGGAAGGGTTCTGGGGTTTGCGCCATCGGTTCCGCATGTGGCGATTCCATCGAAAGAGCGGGTTATGACCGATATCGGAAATCCGATAACGCTCGCCACCACCACCTGCCCGTGCGGCGCCCCGCCGTTCGCCATCCGGCCCGGCGTGGAGCCGGTGCGGCGTGGCGCGGTCGATCTTTGGACAAGGCTTGATCCGCTGATCGACGGGCGCGTGGATCAGGTGTGGTGCCGCGTGTGCTGGTCAAAGCGGTTCGGGAGGCGGGCGGCGTGACGGTCACGATCCTGAATGGCGACTGCCGCGAGATGCTAAAAACGCTGCCGAGCGAGAGCGTGCAGATGTGCGTGACCTCGCCGCCTTATTTCAATTTGCGTGACTATCAAACGGGAACGTGGTCAGGCGGGGACGCGGCGTGCGATCATACGATGCGGCGTAGCGTTGGCGCCTCGACGCTGATGAACGATGGGCGCGAGCGCATCGGACTGTTGCCGGATCACAAATACACGGCTGTCGGTAATCCATTCCGCGCCCTCTGCGGCAAATGCGGCGCCACGCGCACCGACAGCCAGATCGGCCTCGAACAGACGCCCGAACTTTACGTGGCGGAACTGGTCGCGGTGTTCAGGGAAGTGCGGCGCGTGCTTCGTGACGATGGCGTGCTGTTCCTGAACCTGGGGGATAGTTACGGAGGCACGGCGGGCAACACTCGAGGCGACGGTGCGGGAGGCGGTAAAGAACGCGGCGATATGTTGTTCTCAACTACTTCGGGAATCAACAAAGGCGGCAAGCCCAAAGACCTGTTGATGATCCCAGCCCGCGTGGCGCTCGCGCTTCAGGCCGATGGGTGGTGGCTGCGATCGGACATTATTTGGGCCAAACCGAATCCAATGCCCGAGAGCGTGACAGACCGGCCCACGTCCGCGCACGAGCATGTCTTCCTGCTGGCGAAGTCGAGCCGCTACTTCTGGGATTCTGATGCGGTGCGGGAGGAAGGAACCATCGCCGCTGGCACACTGGGCGCCAAGGGAAGCGAAGGAAGGTTCAATACTCCCGGTGTCAATTCCCGGCCGCCTGAATACAAAGTCTATAGCGGCACTCGCAACATCCGCAACGTCTGGACCATCGCCACTCATAGTTTCCCCGACGCGCACTTTGCTACTTTTCCTCCCGAACTGGCCGAACGCTGTATCCGCGCCGGGAGCAGCGGGCGCGGCTGCTGCGCGAAGTGCGGGGCGCCGTGGATCCGTCAAACGGAGAAGTCCGTTCAGTTCACCAGCGGCAGCGGAAAGTCCGGTAATGTTCCAAACGGCAAGCACGCGGGCGCCGAGCAAAGTCTCAGTGGTGAGTACGATATCCGCATGGGACCAGTGGTGACGAACATCACGGCAGGTTGGGCCGCGTCCTGCGCCTGCGACGCCGCCGTGGTGCCTTGCACGATCCTCGATCCCTTTTGCGGCGCCGGGACTTCCTTGATGGTCGCGGACCGGCTGCGCCGCCATGCCATCGGCATCGAACTGAACGCTGATTACGCCGCCATGATCCGCGCGCGTCTGGTCAAGGACGCGGGCCTGTTCATGGAGATCATGGACACGCCTCGCGCCGCGCCGCCATGTGACCCTGACCTCGCAAGGCGGGTGGATCTGTGGCGAGAACCGGAGAGCGGAAAGTAATCTGTTGACGCAACCGTTCATGGAACGCTAAACACGACGCATGAACAAAGACGCGCTCCTGACGCTGCTACGAAACCGGATCGACGCCGCCGGTTCCTTGCGCGAGTTCGCTCGGCAGCACGGTTTCAGCCCTTCCTACGCGCATCAGGTGCTGCACGGGCGCGCGCCGCCGGGGCCGCGTATCCTCGCGGCGCTGGGGGTGAAGGTTGACTATCGCAAAGGGGATCGC